TGGTAAACGCCCGGCGGATCATTTCGCGCCGCGTAACGGGGATGACTTCGTGATCCAGTTGCAGACACAGCCGCGCGACGTCCACCAGTGAGTTATCGCGGATCCGGTCCGCTTCTTCGCAGCGGCGGGCGCCGTTTTCTTCCGCTTCGATGCGCGACGTGTACCCGCACCGCATCATCGTCGCGTCAACCAACAGATTCCGCGTCAGCTTGGTTTCGCGCGTATGCACCGCGGGCGCCAGTCCGACCGTGCCGGACGGCGTGCGGTTCTGTTTGCGGATGATTTCAAGGAAGCGCGCCTGTGCATCTTCGACGGACGTGTTCTGATCGATAAACTCGTCAACAATTTCCCGCGGCACATCATCGGCCGCCAGTTCCCGGATTCTGCGGATCCGTTCGGCGTTCTGCCGCTGGAATTCCTGCCGCGTCATCGCCAGATCGTCCGCGGCCGGATCTGCGCCCGTCATGGCGGGGACGGCTGGATCCACGTCCCGCACCCGCTGCCTCGCCGGACGCTGCTGACTTTGTTCGGCATCGTACAACTTCCGCAACGCATCGGCCGTTTCGTCGGATAGCGCCGCCGGATCAAACCCGCGTTGCTGCAACCATTCTTCAAAATTCATATCAATATCCCTTCGCTTGAATTGTTGCCGGACTTTCGCCGCCGGATCGGCGCCGATCGAAACGATCGAATTTTCTAAAATCCGCCAGCGTGTCACCACGCGCAACGGCCGTTTTTGTGCCTTGTAATCCTTCCCGGCGATCCGCGCCGTTTCGCCGGGCTTCAGCGTCCGGAATTCTTCTACGACGTATCCGGCAGAAAAATCCGTGACGTGCCCGTCTCGCACCAAAGACAGCGCGGAATCCGATTCCGGCTTTGCGGCGAATACGTTGGTCCCGATCAACTGCGGACCGGATCCAGAATCTTCGACGCGCAAATTGCGCGTCGATCCCAGCGTGTGCCGCAGGTTCGTCATTAGATGCGAATCCTGCAACGGGACTTGTTTGTTCTCGGGAAGAATTACCCCGCGCATCAGCAGGATTTCTTCGACGGCTTCACCCCGCCATAGATCCATGACGGCGACGGGATTTTCCGTGGCGATCACTGAATCGATGCTGCGCTGTTCTGCATTAAACGTCGACGGCGCGATCCGATAGGATCGCACGGTCAGTTTATTGTGCGACGTCCGTTTTCTGGTTTGCCGGATCTGCGGCATCTTCGTCCCCTTCGTCTGGTTTGTCTGGTTCGACATCTGCCCCGTCCGCGGCCGATGTCGCCTGTGCCACATCGGCCGCAGACAATCCCAGTTCATCCATGAATTTTTTTTCCTCGGCAATCTGCCGCAACACATCTTTCCAGTCGCGCCCTTCTTTGGCGCATTCTTCGGCCAGTGTTGTCGTACGATTTTCCAGACGGATTTTCTGCGCGTTCGCTTCTTTGGCCGGATCGACGTGTTCCTGCCCCGGCCAGATCCACACATGCGGGATCAAGTCGACGCTGCCGCGCCGCGGGATATAGTTCGGGATCAACAACGCTTCGCGCAGCCACCGCTGGAAAACCGGACCGACAAACCGTCGAATCAGGAACATCTGCCACCGCCGCGCGAATCGCTGCCAGATCTGTTTGTCCAGCCGGCCGGATGCATAGTTGTACCCGGACGAATCGCCACTAATCACGTTATAGGGCATCATCACGCCGCGACCGCACTGTTTCAGCTTGGCGGCGACATAATCGCTGTAGTTGCTCGTCGGCTGTTCCGGCTTGAATTGCTGCGCCTTGACGAATTTCGGCAACGTCATAAACGATCCCGGCTCGATCTCGATTTCGTCGAACGCCTCATAATCGTCCGTTGCATCTTCGTCCACGTCCGGCAAATCCGTTTCCAGAACGCCGGCCAGCGACGCCGCAAGGTCCGCGGCCTGAATCACGGCGGCGCTGTAATGGTTCATCTCCGAAATACTCGACAGTAGCACCTGTAGCATCGGATACCCGCGGACTTGATTGGCGCGTTTGGTCCAGAACACATGCAGCATCTGTTCGGCCGGGATCTGCTGCATGCCCGAATCATAAAACGCATCAAAGTCGCCGGGATGCTGTTTCGCCACATAGTACGACAACGGCCGGCCGGATCCATCCAGCCGGATCCCCTCTTTGACCCGCGAATCGTATTCGGCGCCGAACGGGGAAAACACACAATCGGATTCTACACACAACAGCCGCAACTGGACCGGATCCCCGCCATCCCCGCGGTTGGTCATAACGGTAAACGATTCACCACTGTCCAGCAGCGAACGCACGCCCTGCAACGCCAGCAGATCCGCGAAATGATCGCGGCCGCGTTCGTCACAAATCCCCTGCCAGTCCCGCCAGCGCTGTTCGATGTGTTCATTCAGCCGATCGTCGTCGGTCTGGATCTGCAACTGCGGCCCCGTGCCGACGACATCCAATTCGGATCCAAGGCAAATCCCCTCTACCCATTCATTATTCCGGACTTCAAACCGACACCGATTCCGCATCGTCGCCAGATCATCTTGAATCAATGCGTTGATGCTGCTGCCGTCGGCTTTTGTCCAGCGTTTTTTCAGATACGGATCCGCTTCGGCGCTTAAAAATCGCCGCACGGCGCGCCGTTTATTGTCGCGTTTTTGTGCGCGTGCGGCGCTTGGCTTTTTTTTCCGACTGCCGAACGAAATGTCGAAACTGATTTTCATCGTCGCGGAATTGCCCTTTGCAGCTTGAACGCTTTGCGCTCCGTCGCCGTGTCGCCGGACACAATGCCGGCATACGTTTCGCGCAGTTTCAGCAGATGATCCAATGACTGATAGGTGATCGACCGACCGTCGCTGAATCGCAACTGTGACGGTCCGGCCACGCCGGCGGCGATCGCGGTGACGATCGCGGTCAGGATTTCGGATGGTGTTGCCATGCACACAGGATCCGCCCGGCGGGCGCCTGAATGCAACAAAAAACCAGGCCGCATGCCGGGTTTGGTCTATCTATAGACGATTAGTGCCCCGCAATCATGTCGTATTCTGATTTTCCGGCGGTGGCGGCGGGGCCTGTAATTCGATCGATCCGCCCGGCTGCTGCTGCATTTTCAGCGGCTCGTCGATCACCAGCCGCGTCGAATCCAGCCACAACTGCACGGGTTTTTCGTGCGGCCGGCCGGGACACTCTACGCGGTAGGTGACACTGCCATCACAGCAGTATTCGGCCCGCGCCGTAATGATCCCGCGGAATCCCGTGAACCGATCCCGCACGTGCAGTTCCCGCCAGTCCGGTTCCTGTCTTGATACGATTTCTCCGTTTCGGTGCGCTTCCATGTTTTTCCCTTCCATTAAAATTCGTCGGTTTCGATTGTATATTTCACGCGGCCGCAAAACCGGCACACGCGTCGGCGCCGGATCCGCCCGGCCAGCCGTGTCGTTTTTGTCACTTCAAAGTCGCGGCAGCCGCAGCGGCTGCACTGCAACCCGCTTTCATTTTTTTCCGATGTTCTGCGCGGCAAGATTCGACATCCGTGTCAAGATCTCATCGATTTCCTGTTGCTCGAATTTCCGGGCATACGGATCCGCCGGCGGCGGGAAAGCCCGCGTGTCGAAATCGAATCCGTATTCTTTGAGCTTGGCGTATAACGTGCCGCGGGAAATGTTCAAAATCCGCGCGGCGTCTTTTAGGTGCATCCCGCGGCTGTTGCCGCACTGATTCACTACATCGATAATGTGTTTTTTTTCAACCGCACGCAACGACAGATCACTGTCATCCGGCACGTGCGCCGTCCGCAGCAGCGACGCCAGCCCGCACGATTCCAGCCATTCATAAAATGCCGATTCATCTTCCGGTCCCAGCCGGACCGTGAATTTCGCCGTTGCCCGCAGTAGTTTATCCCGCAGTTTCTGCGCCTCGATGTCGATGTGCCGCTTCGGCAGTCTACGGATGTTTAGCATGTTTTTTTCCTTTTTTCTTTTGCAGATCCGACAGCTTGACTTTTTTCCGCGGCCGATCCGAACCGATCAGCCGGATTCGCAGCATTTCGGCGCCCGCCACTGTCTGCGCGGT